CGCCAATCTTCATTATTATTTCTGTGTCCATCACGTGCTCCTTTCTTCCAGCTTGAAATCTATGATATTGACAATACAACCCTTATTGCTACGTTTGATGTATCGCTTGACGCAAACGGCAAGCCGGAAGAAAGGAGCACGTGATGGACACAGAAATAATAATGAAGATTGGCGGTATCATAGATTTCAAGCTGGAATGAATTTTCGGTCGCATTCACTACTTTATACTTACCAAGAGCATTCGCACGCGCCATCTGTAATGCTTTCCCCACCGTTCCATCTGTAAGATGTGCCGATACCGATTCATCAAGTACTTTGTCAACAATATCAGCCTTGGTTAACTCTGACAAAGAAATCGCTGTCTGCGGCGAAGAAAGAATGTCTGTACCTGAAAAGTTCATCTTATCAGTCTGTACCTTTATTGCATCCGCAACCGAATCAACGGTTCCTATCGGAGCGTTCACGTTATCAACAAGCAGTTTACCTATGCTTCCGGCAGTTGTGAGAGTGGACGTTAAGACATTCCATATCGCGGCAATGGCGGTTGAACCAAGAGATGTCAGAGTTCTCGTGCCAAAGTTCCAAACCAGAGTCGCCGCGTTATAGAGCTTATAACCAGCCTTATCAACACCGACAACCGCGCTAATATCTTCATCCCATACACTGGCTGCGGTAATATCATTCCATGAATCTTTAAGTCGCCTGAGCTTGTCCCCTGGGGTATCAGCCGTTGTGTGTCCCGCAAGCGATTCCTCAAGAATATCAGACGTAATCAAGTCTATTGTTGCTTGAGGTAATTTTGGTTTTAATACACCATTGCCAAGATGTGTATAAAGCTGACCGGTTGTTCTTGCTCCATCTTCAATAAAAAAGGATTTTATCGCTGTCTGTGTCGCTCCATTCTGCGCGTAAATCGTTGCAAGACCAGCTGTATCATTTTTAGACGCTTTTATAGTAAGAGTATATAAATTGTTCCCCATACCCACAAGGGTAAATTCTTGAGGAGCGGCAGCGCTCAGGGTTACAAGGGCACCGCCGTTTTTACTGAATTTGCATGTTATACCAGCGGCAGTTAAGCCTAATGCTCCCAAATCCACAACGATTTTCACATCCTGGTCTTTGGTATATTGCTTTGACAAAAAATCTCGCTCTGTTCCCATAGGGACATCTCCTTATCTAACAAGACTTGACCGTCCCAATCTTACATAATCAGGCTCAACGCTTTCATGTGTAGCATCCGCAATAGTATCTTCGAATAAAAGCATTTTTTGAATACCCGCATCTTTACGCATTCTTGCGTTATCAAGAGTTACTCCTTCAACCGGATTCTCTGATAAATATGTTTCAATCGCCGCGCTTACCAAAACATGATGGAATCTTTGAGGTATCAAAGGAACGTCCAAAGGCCCTGTAAGAGGTAAGTGAGAAGCATAGTAGTCAACGGTGATCTGCTTATTATCTTCGTCCGGCGTACCGAATAAGCGCAAAATAGAATAGCCAGGCGGATCGATCTGATAATCATCTTGAATAGAAAAAACCAAATCTTCTCCGGCTTCAGAAGCCGAATCAACAGTAAGTTTCTGCCTTTCCTCGTCAACAGTCTCAATCGTAAATGTCGTATTCCCGTTTCCTTCAATCTGAATATATTTGCCAATCATCCATTCTTGAAAATTTGTTGTGTGAATATTTCCATATACAACTTTCTTCTCGTCGTCAGTATCTCCATAAACATTAACACGTCCAGCCTGCATTCTGCCGCCGTATTCCTGCGCAAGATTTATATGCGTAACATCGGTATATTCAGCAATTCGATATAGTTCGCCATCCATTAATGTCTTGAAAAATCTTCCAACCACCTCTTCATCAAAAGACGTGGCAACTCCGGCAATTTCTTTTAATCCCCATGTAGGATATACATACCCCGCACGGCCATAAGGCGATTCAGACAAGGAAAAAATAGAGACTGCCTTTACCGATTCCAGATGTGTGTAACGTCTTATTTTTGCAGGATTGAAGATTGTAAGCGGTGTATCTGAACCGTCTCCATCGCCATACATCACATTTATAAGACTTGCATAATCACAAGGCAAAGCGTAATTGTTTTCATCCGCTATACTTAGCAACTCCGCTGTTTTATAGAGAAAAGACCATTCATTAGAATAGCTTAAGATTTCCCCTAAAGCCTCATTGATTATGTCTTTGACGTATTGACGTCTATGGCTTTCAACCCTTGCGGGCAATCGGGCCGCCCTTAGCACCCGTACTATTATTTGATTCAGGTTCATCAGACCTCATAACCTCCGTTTTTTTACGGATTTTACAGTTACGCTTATGGACATTCATGTCCTGCGCGTTTTCAAAAGGCTCTTTACAATACGGACAGACAACCATCTCAATATTGATTTTATTCACTTCTACTTTCTTTTTGAGTTTTGCTTCATCCAATTCTTTTATGTGGATACCATAATCCCTGTGATTGCGCAATGATTCAATCGCCTGCTTATCTCGAACGGAATCCAGAACAATCCTGCCGTTCTGAAACTTAACGGAACGGGGAAGTAATGCCCTCCTGTATCCATTGGATTGAATTTCGTATTCTGTGCCGGCAACAACAACATCTTGATTCGGGTGTTCAAGCGAAATAAAAACTACTCTCTCACCGGTTTTGTCTTCGTGACTCATTTTCTTCTCCTAAAAAAGTGGGGAGAATGGACGTATCCATTCTCCCCCGGGGGTTAGGGTTTATGTGAAGTTCTTAATGGCTCCGTGAGCCTGTTCCGCAATTAACTTCAGGCCGATCTCACCTATAAGTTCATGCTTGATAGAATCATCTTCCGTGGGAAGATTGCGCCTCAGCATTACATCTCGGAGATATTTATACTTAACCAGGTCAAGCTCAAGACCCCAGCCCCAATAGGCATAGGTTGTGCCTGTGAGAAGCCTGTCAAGAAAAATATCAACAGAACCAAACGGACTTGTGTACTCCACTACCTTAAATCCATACCGCAAATCACCAGCCGGATTTTCGGTTCTTATGGTTGCTTCGGTGAAGTCAGCAATTCTCTGGCAGAGATACGCAGAAGCAATAACAGTCTTTTTACCCATTGTGGACTCGCCGACTTTCTTTTCAAACATCATTCTCAGCCAGTCATCGAACAATGCTTTTGTCAGCGTTGCAGCTCCGCAATCTTTGATATTGGTGGAAATCCAATATCTCAGACCACCGGTAAGCCGCTTATTCGTTTCCGAAGTGCTTCTACCACCGAACTGAAGAGCATAATTCAACTTTTTCTCAAAGTGAAACTGCTTGAGTTTAAGTTGTCTCGACTCTTCGTCGCCACCGTAAAAAGTTGAAGCTGCCATTGATTTTGTAATATAAACCGATTCTTTGAAAATCTGGCAGTAATTATACTTATCTTCAACTTTGGTTGTAACGGCTGTTGCAGGTGAAGAGCCTTCGGCAAAAGCTGTCCCAATGAGGAAAAACACATCATCATCGTTGATTGTCTGGGCCGTTGTGCTTCCAACACCACGTGTTACTATCAGGGTATTGGTTCCCGTGTTTACTGTGGTTACTTCGCAATTTTCATTTGTTCTCGGAAGGTGAATTATATCACCCACGATAACATTTGTAACATCATCGAACACAAGACTGACAGCCGCCGCGTTGTAGCCGCCGACTTTGTTAATCTGAATCGTATCCGCCGGAAGCTCATTCTGCAAAACATCAAATTTTGCATTCGTGGCTTTTTCCTTACTATATTTATAAAGCAGATAAGGAAGCGGAAACTGATTCGCGTAAGTAAAATGAATCTGATTACCCCAGTCAAAATCTCGTCTTGCCTGGAGTATTTCGGTTGTATCTACCATTCCTCTGATTTGAGTGGCCATAAAGAAAACCTCCTTTGCTTATGTTAGTTTTGTCATGGTGGAAGCATCAGTACAGAAATATAAATGCGGGCCGCTGGTATCGAAGAAGAACTTCCCAACGTTACCTGAACTTGCAGCGGGTGGTGTCGTTGTTGTATCTATCAACTCCGCCCGTGCATTTATTTCCGTGCCAATTTGCGCTGAATGCCCCACCGGACACATTCTGTTTAGCTTTGTTACGTTTAGGTCTGATAAGGCCATAATCTGTAACTCCTTTCGCTGCCCACTCAAATACAAACAAATTTATTTCTTCAGCTTGACATCCACGCCGAGAGCCGTTGCAAGCTCCTTTGTTTCGTCTGGGCTTGCAAGGTCTTGTCCGTAAGAGCCTCGGCTGTTTTCTACCTGGGCCATTCGCTTTTGTTGCCGTCTTTTTTCAGCATCGGAATCTTTTTTACCTTTGTCGCTGGCTGTTTTTCCAGCAACTTTTGTTATTTCATAAACATCATAAACAGATTTGAATGCCTCCAGCAGTCGCAGTCCTGGATTTTTTTTTATTTGTAAATGAGCAGAATCAACATATTTGTCATAGTTAGGCAATTTCATAATCTCTTGAGCGTCCAATTCGTCCCGTCTCTGCTGTATTTGAGCTTCCAGCGGCCCGATACGTCTTTCAATTCGTTGAGAAATCAATTCGTCCAGAAGGTCTTCCTCCGTTTTTTCCAGTTTCGTCGCTTCCGTGGCAGAAGCCACTTCCGGCTTTTTCAATTTTTCACTCGAATTTTCACGAAAGGCGGTCAGTAGAGACAAAGCCTCATCTTTCTTGTTTGCTTCTTTTTTCTCCTCAAGAGAATTAATATACTCCAACGCATCTTTTTCACTTTTGAATCTTCCAAGAATAGGAGTTTCCTCCTCCTCTATGTTTTCGGATTCATCTTCTATTTCAAGATTATCCAGATTTTTCTCGCCATCCTCAATCCCCTGATTCTGGCCTAATTCTTTTTCAGACATTTACCGTTCCTCCATTAAAAAAAGTTTGTCCATCTTTTCTTTGTATTCTTCATACTCCGAAACAATGCTTTCAAAATCAAATTTTATCGACCGTAAAGCATCAACCGTTCCCCTTACTCCCATATATCCCTTGTAACTTAACAACTCGTCTCCATCAGGAAATGCCATTGAAAGAGCTACCTTTTCAGTTTTATCAAAATATTTTTTAAGCAATTCCTGGAATCTGTCATTTTTGAGAATGGTTACAAATGTCTTTACATCCTCAAGAGAGAAATTATACTTTTCCTCAAAAGCTTCTCTTGTTTCCCGTTTTAATTCATTCTGATATTCTGCAATTTTTTCACGCCTGGAATCTGGCATTTTCTCCCCCCGACGTTATACCCCCCGCTCCAGCGGCCTGCTGATACGACATTTCCGGTATGCTTGCGGGCACATTGCCTGCGGAAGGGCCACCGGACATTTGACCTATCATTCTTTGCAATTGAGCAACTTGTCCCCCTACGCTTCCCTGTGCTCTCTGGTCTTCCATAAGCAACATTTTGTGCATATCCACATGCATACGTGCATTCATTTTTATTCCAGGGGGTAATCCTGCCACATCAAGAAGTTTAACATGTGCGGGAATATGCTTGGTATGCCTTTCTCCAGGTAAAACTTCAATCTCCTGATTGTAATAAAGCATGCGCCTGTTTTCGTCGTAAGGATCTCTGTAATAGCCTTCATCCATAATACCAGGCTTTTTGAGCATTCTGTCAATTCCCTTGATATTTGATTTTTCAGCGAACACACGCGCAATTGCTTCAGGGTCAAACTGATTAACAACGCCTGGAATATCCTTGAGTATTCCCATTCCTTGAATGAATTGAGCAAAATCAGCCATTCGATTTCCCATATAGCCGCCGAGGGTATAATCAAATTCATAATCACCAGTGAATATCTCTGTGTGCTGAAAGTTATGCTCAAAACCCTCTGAACCCATTATCTTAATCCAGCGGCGTGGGTCTCCGAATTGTTTTTCAAGGCGGTACATATCGCGATACATTGTGGCAAGAGTAAATTGAGCACACCAGACTTTAAGCTCAATTCGATTCGAAGCGCCAGTAATTCTCGCGCTTGTGGCTGTCGCGCTTTCGCTGGCTTTTGTGGGTGTTTCTCCGCGTGTAAAAGCGGGGTCTCCAGTAACCTCGTCCATTTTGTTTTCGGCTTTGGATTGCTCTATATACGCGCTTTGAGTTACATCTTCAATGGGAAACGGCTGGACTTTATCAGGATTCAGGCACTTGATTAAACCCATAGGACGGAATTTTATCCGCTTTGTATTCAATCCTGAAGATGTGCTAACCAGAAGCATTCTGTTAATTATGCGGTGTACATTATCAAGCCTTTGATTAACAATAACATTTGCAAGCTCTTCAATATCAAGCATTGGTTCTATCGTGCCCATGCCTGGATATTGGTCATCAAGTATTGTTGCCCGATAGCAGTAATAAGGTATTATTCCATCATCAAAAGGATTGTCTCTATAACGAATTATCTTACCGCCAGCCTCAACAATAAGAAAATCCTTGTCCCACCGTTCAGTAATCTTTACCATATTCTCTTCAGTATTAGTCATTTTTGACTGACCTTCGGTGCGGGACAAGTCTTCATTGTCATCACCAGAAACAGAATCAGGAGAAAGATTTTTTGTCTGACTTTTTATATAGAGAGGAGAAGATTTGATATAAGAAAGAGGTTTCCAATATTCTTCATAGCAATATCGAAGTGTGGATTTATCTACCGCGTCGGGATTCCACCACCACCTCCTTGCATTGACATTCATGTTTTCAGGATTATCCTTTACCGTATAAGGCTCATCATATTCAATCCGCTGTACCCCTACAAGAACTCCTTCCTCATCGAGAACCGGCCGCCTTACAACCTTGCTTTCCTTTTCTTCATAAGCCCAATAAAGTTTCATGGGAGATAATCCAAGGCGTTCCCCCTGTCGAATCCAGTTGATTATAAGCTCAACCGCATTTTGTTTTTGAAAAAAATTGTATTTGAGCTGTTTTTGTGCGGCTTTAGCTTTCAATTCTCTAATTTCGCTATTTTCGTCATTCGGAAAAACAGAACATGGCGGGTCAAAACCTATGATAGACGGGATTATTTTTGAAACTTGAGATTCAACCTGTTTGTAAGCATATCGGATTCTGATGTTTGACCGGAAATCCTTCTCAATATCATCGAGATTTATTCCTTCTTTGTATCCATAATAAGCCTTATCACAAAGCGTCCACATTGAATCATAATACGCCTGGCGCCATTTCTTGAGGTCATTTAATTGAGCTGTAAAATTAGAAGCAACCTGAGCGAGAAAGTTTTCTTTGCTTGAACCGGAGATTTTACCAAAAGGGGTCTCTTTTTCTTTCCATTGCCCCTTCTGTTGTTCCTGGTCGTCAAGCTGGTATGCTGACTCTTTGGGTTCGGAAGGATTAATAATCTGTACGCCCATATATTCACCCCTGCTGTGAACGCAACATGTTCACTATTTGTTACACACATGGGAAATATACAACGTACTTTATGATTTGTCAAGTATAAAAAACGTTTTTTGTAAGATTTTCTTACAGTAAATTAGTATCGGGTAGAGCTTCTGGGGCCATAAAGAGGTCTGTAATCGTCTTCGTCATCGTCGTCATCTTCCAGGTTCGGAAACTCGCCGATTTGGAATTGTTGAGCCATTGCGTCAATAAGGTCGTCTTTTTCCTTTCGTTTGTAACCTGTATATTTAGTAAGCTCTTCTGCAAATTCTATGTGTTCTTCTTTTATAAAGACGCTTTTCCTTTTGAAATATGGCTGCATTGAAGCAATTCGGCTATACTTGCTTACCTTCGTGGGAGGAACATATTTGAGCAGATTGATTTCATCGAATCCGCGTTTTTCTTTTTCCTTTATAATCAGTTCCCACAATGTGCCTGACTGAGAACCAGCGATCTCAACGCTCATAACTTCCGGCCTTATTTCAGAATACATCCCGAACATCTGGTCAAGCAAATCGTAAGTTGCCAGCCTTTCATAAACATATTTGTAAAGAAATACTCCTCCGAATGGATAGTCAGATGTAGTTCCAATCCAATAACAACAGACGATTGCGGATTTGTCAGCATAACTTTCAGTAGAACTTGCAGGGTCAATGGTTATCCTGAAAACTCCATTCGGAGGAAGAGCCTTGTAATGCTGAACATCCTTCTTTGTAAATAATCGTTTTTCGTCTTCTACCGGCTTATTGTAATACTGGCAGGAAAATATGAAAAATCTCATCTGGCCTTTGATTTTATTCTCCACTTTTTCATTAAACTTCTGCGGAAAGATATATTCATCCTGTTTTGTTTTAGAATTTCTTTCTTTAAGTTGTCTTACCGAGCTTTCGTAAAATCCATTTTCAAGGAGTTCGTTATAAAGGTCATAATAATCATACCGTGTACCAACCATATCCTGTATTCCGTTAGGCTCAAGAACTGACAGCGTATATTCATACTTCGCTTTTAATGACCCAATCTTTTCCGGTGTTCCGGTATTATCCCAGTTTACAATATCATCATATTTTATCATATCGTAATGCTGAGAAACAATATTTGAATCAATGCCGAGTGCTGCAACCGTCGGTTCCGGTAAAGACTGATTAAGCCTGTTGACCACAATTTCCTTTGTATTCCAAACTGTTTTCTTTTCCGGCAATGGTCTTATTTCAGGAAAGAAAAAATTCAATTTTTCGTTATATAGAATGTTATTTCCGATTGCGCCGAGAAATCCTTCTGCGTTTCCAGACGTAGCGTTCAATATAAGAATCCTAATGTCAGGATTTTTACATATAGAACGAATACTGTCTCCTATTGTAAACAATGAAGACTTGAGGTGTCCACGAGGCCACAAGGCAATATAGCCCTTTTCGCCTTTTCTGCGGTTTTTGTCAAACGCCGCGAGTTCTTCCTTGTGGAAATCATTGTTAATATCCCTGAATCCAAGCAGTTCATAGCAGAAATGCCATAGCGAACCAAGATACAGATCTCTTATCTTGTTATATTTTTCGGAACCTTTTTTGAGTGTTTTCATTATTTTTTCTTCGGTTTTTTACCAGTTTTAAGCGATAGCCCCGTGGAAGCCTGACAGATTCTTGCGGCTTTTCCTTTACTTGTGCCTTTTTTTACCAACTTTTTGTAACATTTTTCAACTTTTGTTCCCTTCGGCATTTTCGTCTTCCTTCAAAAATTGGATATAATGTTCAAGCAAATCTACTGCCTGTCTTTGAATATTCCTGAACTTTGCTTCGTGATTTGTGTCCAGAGAAATTATATTCGCAAGAGTTTCGCAAATTCTTAATATTCTGAATTGCTTCACATCCTTATCAAATTTACTTTCACTCATTACAAATCCTTTAATAAATCAGAGTCAATTTTCATAGAATTGACATTCTGCATTTCCGGTACTTTTCGCCCTCCCTTTCCCTTCCTATTTTCTGTTTTCTTGTTTCTATGCAATAAATCATCTGCCATTTTTATTGCTCGAATCCGTAAAGTTGCGGGATTGTTATAATCAGTTGCCTCTATGTTCAAAAGCAATAAGCGATACGACAATTTTGAAAGTGGTATCATTCCCTGTTTAATCCTGTCAACACTGCACAACATTATTTTATTCAGCTTCGTGTTGTATTCAAGAATCAACTCTTTACGTTCTTCACGCAATCGCTCTACAATTTCAATCAGTTTGTGGTTCTCTACAAGAATATCCTCATTCTTTTTTTTTAGATTCTCAAGAGATTTTTCAAGCTCTTCATAAGTAAGTTTTTTTTCTTGCTCTTTGAACATTACAAATATTTCTCGTACATAAGTTCACCTTCAGGGGTCATTTCAAAATCGCAAACAGCGGGTCTTGGATTAACCCATCTGCTGTATTTATGGTCAAGCCAAAACATTCTCGCGCCTTTTTGATTTATTTCCGGTTGTACCCACGCCTCTAATACCTTTCCCACGTCAAGAGCAACCTTGCCCATTTGCCGTGCGATTTCAAGATACCATCGCCCCACGATAGAAGCTCCCATCAACATAACATTCCAGTCGTCCGCACAACTCTGAATACACTTGATTATGGCCTCGTCTTTTTCGTATATGTCGCCATAGCGGTTAGGCACCACAAGGGGGTAC